CTGCCGAGGAGTGGGAGTGCAGTCGTAATTATTTAAGCGAGACTGTTCGGAGTGTTCCTGAGTATGCTCGTGCATTGGAGAAGGCGCAGCCTGTTTTAGCGGATGCTATGATGGAGGAAAATGTTGAGATTGCCGACAGTATTTCTAAGGATGCGACGAATGCACAGATTGCGAAGGTTCGTGAGCAGATGCAGGCGAGGAAAATGCTGGCGGCTGGGCTGAACAGGGATCGGTACGGTAGTGGGCCTCGTGCTGAGATTACGCTTAACCTTGGTGATTTACACTTGGATGCGCTGCGGAAGATCAGCGCAGACCGCCAGGCATTGATGGCAGAGGATCGTGATCGAGAGATGAAGGTTATTGAGCATGACGACTGAAGCCAATCCTTTTGAGGATTTTACGTTACAGTATATGGATGACCCTGTGCTGTTCGTCAGGGAGGTTTTGGGTGCTGAGCCATTGCCGTATCAGGCAGAGTTTTTGGAGGCTATATCGAGCGGTGAGCGTCGTATTAGTATTAGAAGCGGCCACGGCACAGGAAAGTCTACGAGCGCAAGTTGGGCGATGCTGTGGTATTTGCTGATGCGGTTTCCCAATAAGGTTGTTGTGACAGCCCCGACAAGTGGCCAGCTTTTCGATGCCTTGTTTGCGGAGCTAAAAAGATGGATCGGTGAGTTGCCGAAGCCAGTACAAGATTTGCTGACTGTTAAGAGTGATCGTGTTGAGCTGTCGGCTGCGCCGTCTGAAATGTTTATTTCGGCGCGTACAAGCCGCGCAGAAACCCCAGAAGCCTTGGCGGGTGTACACAGCGATAATGTTTTGTTGGTCGTTGACGAGGCGTCTGGTGTGCCTGAGAAAGTGTTTGAGGCGGCGGCTGGTTCAATGTCAGGCCATAACGCTACGACAATCTTGCTCAGCAACCCGACACGCTCGACTGGCACGTTTTATGAGAGCCAGACGCGGATGAGCGGGACTTGGTGGACGCAAAGATGGAGCTGCGTTGACAGTCCATTGGTGTCGGATGAGTTCGTTGACGAGATGCGTGAGCGGTATGGTGAGGAGAGCAATGCGTTTCGTATTAGGGTATTGGGTGAGTTTCCGTTAGCGGATGACGATACGATTATACCGTTTCATTTGGTTGATGCGGCGATGAACAGGGACATTGAGATTGACAAGGATCGTCGTCCTGTCTGGGCTGTTGACCCTGCAAGGTTTGGCAGTGATAGAACGGCGTTTTGCAAGAGGGTCGGCAGCGTCATAACGGAAATAAAAAGCTGGCGCGGTTTGGACTTGATGCAGACAGTTGGCCGTGTGATGGCAGAGTATGAGGCTTTGAACCCGAGCAGCAGGCCGTCAGAGATATTGGTTGACAGCATTGGCGTCGGCTCTGGCGTTGTTGATCGTTTGAGGGAGCTGGGAGCGCCTGTGAGGGGTGTGAATGTGGCTGAAAGTCCCAGCATGGGTGAGACGTATAATAATTTGAGAACTGAGCTGTGGTTTAAGACGAAAGCTTGGTTGGAGGATCGGTCGTGCAAAATACCGCAGGATGATGAGCTTTTGGCTGATCTGACAGGCATACGGTATTCATTTACCTCGTCTGGCAAGATGGCGGCTGAGAGCAAGGATCAGATGAGGCGGCGTGGGCTGCGCTCTCCTGACTTGGCAGATGCTGTTTGCCTGACAATGGCATCAGACGCGGCGATGGCGCTGTCTGGGCCTATGAGTACATGGCGGGGCGAACTTAGAAGGAATTTGCGTGGTATCGCATAATTTGCTATGGTGCGTAAAAAGGAGTTAGCTATGGCGTATGGAAAGAAAATGAAGCCTGCCCCGAAGTTCAAGCCTTGCAAGGGATGCCCAACGCCGATGGCGTGCGCTCGTAAGGGCAAGTGCATGGCGAAAGCGAAAAAGTAATGCCTGGAGCTAAAAAGGGATTATACGCCAACATTCAGGCAAAGCGTAAGCGTATTGCGGCGGGCAGCGGCGAGAAGATGCGGAAGCCAGGCAGCAAGGGAGCGCCGACTGCCAAGGCGTTTAAAGCGGCTGCTAAGACAGCTAAGAAGAAAGTGAAGAAGTGATGTAATGTTTACCGCGTTTGTTCTCTTGTGCGCACAGAATTACTGCTTTGCAGTCGGTGGCCCTGCGTATGTTGATGAGAATGAATGCATTGCTGATTTTATGCAGAACGGAGTTCCATCTTTGCAGATGAAATATCCAACGTATACAATCACGCAGGTTAAGTGTTATGAATGGGAAAAGCAGGTGAAGTCCTAATGCCGTATTCTAAGTATAGCCCGAAGCAAAAGAAACTGGCGGCGATGGCTGGAAATCGCAAGAAGATCACGGCTGCTGATCTAAAAGCGGTGGCAAAGGCCAAGGCAAAAAAGAAGAAAAAGTAATGGCGAAAGACCCTAGACTGAGCCGTATTGGCGTATCGGGCTATAATAAGCCGAAGAGGACGCCGAGCCATCCGACAAAAAGCCATGTTGTCGTGGCGAAAGAGGGTGACAAGGTGAAGACGATACGGTTTGGTCAGCAGGGCAAGACAGGCGATAAGACGATGACGAAGCGTGCGAAGTCGTTTAAAGCGCGTCATGCAAAGAACATTGCCAAAGGCAAGATGTCTGCGGCGTATTGGGCTAATAAGGTTAAGTGGTGACAGCATGAACATTATGGATATGTCACCGCGTGAGTTTAGCGCCTTTCTTGAGGAAGAAAGGCAGTATCGCACGCCTGAGCAGATTGACGACTTAATGCGTCGCTACAACGCGGCAAACAGCTTATCTGGCAGGCTGGCAGGGCTTTTGGAGCCGACAGAAGGCCGTCGTCGCACAACATTCTTTCCTGCAAGCGTTCCAGAGGGCATGAGCCTGTTTGATGCTGTGCGCTCTGGCGAAGCAGAGTTTGCAGTTCCTCAAGGTATTGTTGATATGGTCGTCGGCGGCGTTCAGGGTGTTGAGAACCCTGGCTTGGCTGCGCAGGGGCGCATTCCTGCGGCTGATATGGAAACTGCTGCATTGCAGACTGCTGGGACGGCCATGCTCGGTGGTGGAGCAGTTGCTAAGCCTGCGGGATCGTTGGGTGCGAATACTCTGCGAGTTTATCATGGCGGGCCACAAAAACTAAGCGCATCAGATGTAGAGATGCGCCCTGATCCAGAAGGCACGCCGATTGGTTTTAGCGTGACTGACAATCCAGACATTGCTGAATATTATAGAAATATGCGTGGCGGCGGCTCTATCTCTGAATTTGATATAGACTTAGACAAAGCGAACATAATAAGCGAAAGAGAGCTTTATGAGTTTATAGATGATTTAGAGAATAAGTTAGACGTTGATGCATCATATGAGCAAATACAGAAAGGCTTGCTAGATGCAGGGATAGACGCGATTGAGTACCCCGATCCAGAGTTTGGCATTCGTGTTGTTAATCCTAATATTTTAGCTGCCAACGCATCAAAAAGCGCTGGTCTTTTGTCTGTCGCATCAGACGTATCCGCACGCGGCGATCAGATATTAAACATGCTAAAGTCTGGCAGAGGTTCTGAAGTGACTGACGCGATGCTAGACATGGGCGACAGCGTAAAGAACACGCAGTTAAACCAATACCTTGCAGCTAATTATGATTTACCTATGGATGAGGCAAGTCGATTGGCTCGTGCGCGTGAGATGGGGTTTAATGTTGATGATGTTCAATATCATGGTACAGCTCCATCAATGTACTCAGATGATGATTTTTCTCCTAACATCACTGCTTTTATACCTGGCGTTAAAGGTCAGTTAGGGGCAGGTGTTTATGTCGCTCCTGACGTTAGGAAAGCTAATAAGTTTGCGAGTGCTGGTGAAGTCAATCGAGGCGACTTTGACCCTAATAAAGCTGTACCTAGAGGCGGCTCTGTACTTCCAGTTTACATAAGAAGCCCAAACCCAGCATCTTATGGTGAAATGAGAAACGCGCAGTATGGCTTGGAAAATGTTTCTGGGTTTAATGATTTGTCAATGAGAGGGACGCAAGCGCTATCAGATGAAGGCTTTACAGGTGTTAGAACTGGCAACGAGGAAAATGTTTTTGATCCTAACAATATAAGATCAACAAATGCACGTTTTGACCCTCGTTTGTCTGAGTTGGAAAATATCATGGCCGCCAACGCTTCACCAATAAGTGGTCTTTTGGCGCAATCTGGTGTATCAAGTGAGCAAGCGCAGAGAATAGAAGACTATCTGTATAGGACAGGATTGTTACAGTAATGGCACTTACAACATACGCAGAACTAAAGACGAGCATTGCGGATTTTCTGAACCGCGATGATTTAACCTCTGCCATACCTGATTTTATCACGTTGGCTGAAGCTGATATGCAGCGCCGCGTAAAGCATTGGCGGCAGGAAAAACGCAGCACGGCTGAGCTAGACACGCAGTACAGCGCGATCCCTGCTGACTTTCTTGAGGCAATACGTTTTTATATTACCTCAAATGACAGCTCACCGCTAGAACTGATTAGCCAAAGCGAGATGGTAGATCGTCGGTATCGCAATGCAAACGCCTCTGGCAAGCCGCATTACTATGCAATTACTGCTGGCGAGATTGAGGTTTACCCCACGCCTGACGGGACATACACGGCAGAGCTTTATTACTACTCACGCATTACCGCGCTGTCCGACAGTAATACGTCGAACTGGGTTTTGGAGTACTTCCCTGATGCGTATCTGTACTCGTCATTAGTGCATAGTGCACCCTATTTAAAAAACGATGAGCGCACTCAGATTTGGGCAGCACTTTCACAAAGCGCAATTGATGGTATAAATGCGGAAAGCGAAAGCAGCAAATTCGGCGGATCAGGTAGACGCATGCGTATCCGCGCATATTAGGAGAAATAAAAATGTCGCTAAGTAATCTATTCGAAACACGCGTTTTAACGTGGCTATTTACTGGAGATGCCGTTACGCGCCCATCGGCATTTTATATTGCGCTGTTCACAAGCAATCCTGCTGAAGATGCCAGCGGTACTGAAGTCAGCACATCTGGCACAGCCTACGCGCGGCAGAGCGCAACCTTCACTGTGTCGGGCAATGAAGCGACAAACTCAGCCGCGATTGAGTTTCCGACTGCGACTGCCTCGTATGGCACAGTCACGCATATTGGCGTGTTTGATGCGTCAACTGGTGGCAACCTGATTGCCTATGCAGCGCTGACAACAAGTAAGGCCATTGATACGGGCGATGTGCTACGGATTAATTCTGCCGAACTTGACGTAACGCTAGATTAAAACAATGGCTGACGTAACGTACCGCAGCGCTTACGGCAAAGGCTTATATGGCGTTGAGGCGTATGGCGTCAGCGGTGCTTTCAAAGAAGGCGAAGCTATTGTTATTGGCGTTACCTCAACGGCATCTGCTGTTGTGCGTGTGCGCCTTGCCGCGTCTATCGTTGCGTCTAGCTCCAGCAATGCCTCTGCCGCGACAAGAGTGCGCGAAGTCAGCGCAACGTCTAGCATTGCCGCGTCTGCCACAAGTGCAGCCCAACGCGTGCGTGAGAGCGATGCTACGGTTGCTGCAAGCGCAACCAGCACAACTACAGCAGAACGCGTGCGCGAACAAAGCGCGGCAGTTAGCATTGCCGCAAGCAATACAGGTGCAGCGACTAGAGTTAGAGAAAGCGCGGCTACGGTAACGCCTAGTGCAAGTGTAAGCGCAAATGCTGTGACAGTCGTAAGCATTGCTCCAACTGTGACTGTCGTTACAACAAATGTTGCAACAGTAAATCGCGTGCAGTTTAGCAGCGCTGCTATTAGTACTGTTTGCAGTACGGTTTGCAATGCGATTGAAAAGTGGGAGCCGCTTGCTGGCACGGCTGAAGTTTGGACAGAGGTTGATCCTGCAAGCGAAATATGGCAAGATGCATCAAGCGTGACCGATAGCTGGTCTGCCATTCCCCCTACATCGGAAACATGGACAGATGCTTCGGCTGCAAGCGAAACTTGGGCTGATGCCGCATAAGGCTAACGCCTAATAAGGCTAACGCCGCATAGGAGATAGATATGCCAACAACAACCACAACGTACAGCTTTAATAAACCAGTCGTCGGTGCGGA